ACCTAAGACAGTTTCAGGTAGCGCTTCTGCTACTACAATTAATTTTCATATTAGCGGAGTGGAGATTTCCTAATGGCTATTGATAATATTCCTGGAGTAGGTCCTGGTAACTCAGATGTAGCATCTGCTGTTGCAGCAGCGGTTCCTACTAACTCAAGTATTGCAAATGCCGTAGCAGCAGCGGTTCCTACTAACTCAAGTATTGCAAATGCCGTAGCGGCAGCGGTTCCTACTAACTCAAGTATTGCAAATGCCGTAGCGGCAGCGGTACCTACAAATACTTCTATTCAAAACATTGTAACAACTTATGGTAATGCTTTAGGTTTGCCAACATATTCGTTGCAGCAAACAATTACATCATCAAGTAACAATGTATCCGTTCCCAATAACTGGGTATTTGCAGTAGTTGCATCAGGCGGTGGAAATAACGCCTCATACAGCAATGATGGATATACAGGTAGAAGTGGATCAGTTGTTTTTGGTTGGACTCCCAAAACTGCAAGAGTAACAATTGGAACAGCAGGCCAACCTAGTGCCTTTGGTGCAATTGTTGCAAGCCCTGGAAGCAATTGGCAATTTAGTGCTGCAAATGCATCTATTCCAGAAGGAATTGGTGGAGGACAATTTTCTATTGGAGTTAATCGCGGTGGCACAACGGGCATGTCAGGAGTAGCAGGCAGTGGTGGCGGAGGCTCTACAAGTACTGGCAACGCTCCTGGTTCTGGAGGAAACTCTACCTTTGGATATAATGGTGGTGCGGGTGGACCAATTGTAAATGATGGAAATTATGGCAGCGGCGGCGGCGGCGGCGCTGGAATTGCTGGCAATGGAGGTACAGGTGGTACGCGCACGAACGCAAATAATGGACCCGCTGGAATTGGTGGCAATGGTGGTACTGGTGGCGGAGGATGCGGATTTGGCGGCAGAAACTTCCAAAACAACAACTATGAAACTACTGGAACAGGCGGTTCTGGAGCCGTTTTGCTATACTACTAAAATGTTTGCCATTATTTCAGACAACAGTTTAGTTTTAGGTTGGGCAGAATCTAATGATGATGCTTTTAATAAAATTAAAAATAATAACTTTTCATTAATTGAAATGACAAAAGAAAATAGTCCAGCATTTCTTAATGGAATCTGGGATGGAAACAAATTTCATGAACCAATCAACGAGGGAGCATAAATATGCCAAACTATATTCTTGTAAATGAAGAAGGTAAAATTACTACTGGAATTGTTGCAGAAGATTTAGAATCAGCCAAGAGTTTTATTGGACCTAATGCAATGGAAGCGCCATACTATGCTGTACCAACAAGTTATTGGGTGTATAATAAAGAAACAAATGACTACACTTATGTAGAACCAGTATTTGAAGAGGAAGTGTAAAATGCCATATTATAACTATAAATGTGATACATGTGAAAAGCCATACAAAGAACTTAGAGCATCAGATCATGAACAATCAAGGTTAATCTGTGATGTTTGTGGTGGAAATTTTATTGAGCACTCAGAATAATTAAATAAAAAAATAACCCTACCCAGTCGAAAAACCAGGTAGGGTATTTTTTATCCCTTAAATCAAATGATTAGGAAATTTCTTTAACCATTTATTCGTGGCACCGTTTTTCATAGATGACCATGAACTCCAGTCCTTACCGCCTTTTGTCATGTGAAACACGATTTGGGCATTTTTGACTGGGCTAAAGAGTTCAGCATTTAAATCAAGATTGAATTTATCTTTTCTATCTGGACCTAAATTACCGATCATGTTGATCTGGAAGATTCCATATGAGGAGTCTCCTGTCTCAGCATTACCATTGAATGCAAATGGGCGACCATTAGATTCTGCCTTGGCAACAGCCCAAGCAGTCTTAAGACCTACCCCTTTAAACCCAACAGCCTTCAGTAATTCAACCAACTGGATGTCGGTCAAACTTGTAGCATCCGCATACTTTGCAAGTACTACATCAGTAGTAGGCTTAGAAAGCAAAAAAGCCGCTTTGTCGGCGGCAGGTGCAATCTGAGCGGTATTACTTAGTAAATTGTTCTTTGTAGCATAAGCAATACCAAGACCATTATTTAATAATGTTAAAGTAAGCAATGTTACAAGAACCCCCGATAGTATTTTGTTGTCTCTCAAGTTTTTCCTCCTAGACTACAAATGCTACTTTGCAGTAGCATACTCTAATTATAGCATCTTTTGGCCTTTTGAGTCAAATATCAGCATAAATTCTTAAAATTATTTCTATTGCAAGTGGTATAATAATAAGACTATGGCTGAAACTCCTGTCTATGACATTCCTTATCCCACGAACTCTTCTCCAGTAGATGTTGCTGGTGATTTACAGGCTATTGCTGAGCGTATTGAAGTAATTCTTCCTACAATTGGATTACCTTATCATACATTAGAAGTTGTAAATAATAGTGGTGTTTCTATTGCTAAGGGTGATCCTGTATACATATCGGGTTTTGGTACCAGCAAACCAAGAGTAGAAAAATCACAAGCATCAAGTATTGCTACATTTCCAGTAATTGGATTAGCACAATCTGCAATTGGAAATGGTAATGATGGAGTTGTTGTTATATCAGGTGTATTTACTGGAGTTAATACTTCTTCGTATGCCGCTGGAGATAGGCTATATGTTGGATCAAGCGGTGGTCTTACAGCAACTCAGCCAATTACTGCTACAACAAATTCTGGAGTAGTTGGAATTGTTGCAAAATCAAATAGCACTACTGGTGTTATTCTTGTAGGATCTTTTAAAGGCAATGGTACGTGGGGATCAATGAAAGCAGGATTAGCATAATGGCACAATATAGAAATCAAACACCTTATCAAATTGGTTCAGAACCACCACAATCTATCTGGACAATTGTTAGAGGAGACACAGCATCTTTTAAGATGTATGTACAAGATGACACTGGTGAGCCACTAGTAATTGAAGACTGGACAATTACAATGGACTTTGCTAGATCAACTACATCTGCTGTTATTTTAACAGTAACTCCAGATGCAGACGAAGACGACGGTCCAGGAGAGTTTACAGTATATCTTGCAAGTGATGAAACAGAACTTTTAGAAACAGATGACGAGTTTGATATTCAGATGGCTAACAGCGGCAATGCAGTTGTTTGGACAGTCTTGCAAGGCAAAGTTTTGATGGTAGAGGATATAACAGGTTAATGGCAAAAGCCACCGTTCTTAATGTTGAGAGCAAAAGGGTGGTTAAGGTTAATCCTACCTGCAAAAATAGAAAGTCTATTGTCCTTTATGAACTACCATTTAAAATAAGAATAACTAATATCAAGGTTCCAGGATACAGTCCTAGCAATGTACCCCCGATTGGCATTGCCATCATCGGATTAAATAACTATATTTTATGATATAATCAATGATATGGCCGTCCTACCAATAAATCAATTAAAAGCAAAGTTTCAAACGGGTGATAGACCTAACGGAGAAGACTTTACTGACCTAATTGATACTACCGCATACAGAGCAGACTCTTTAGGTGGAGATGGAAACAACTCGGTCACAATCAACGGTATTGAATCAGCAACAGTATTTGACACAATAGACACATCCACCTGGAGAACAATTAAGTACATGGTTCAAATGTCCCATGCTGAATCATCTTCATATAGAAGCGCAGAAATAAACATAGTTTTTGATGGTACCAATCAAAATATTACAGAATTTGCCTCTGTTGCTAATACCAATAGCAATGTAGGAAATATCACTGCTAATTTAAATTCTGGTACAATTAGCATGACAGTTACACCAGCACTAAGCCCGATGACCATACGGTTCTACCGTACAGGTTTGAAGGCCTGACCTAAAGGAGAAGTAAATGGCTACAGTCGATAAAGCCTTTCGTATTAAAAATGGCCTGGTAGTTGAAGGCGCATCGGCTACTGTAAATGGATCAACAGTCCTGACAGAAGCCTCTACAGAATTTCTACAAGATACCACAGCAGCCATGTTTGATGGCTCTCAAAGCGGTATCTCATTTTCATATAATGATACATCAGGAAAGATTACTGCAACAGTATCTACAGACCCTGTATTTGCAGATAAGATTACTTTTGAAGGTACAACACCAGATGATTATGAACTTATTCTTCAGGTAACAAACCCAACACAAGATGTAACAGTAACCCTACCAAATGCTACAGATACTTTGGTTGGTAGAGCAACAACAGATACTCTTACAAATAAAACTTTAACAACTCCAATAATTTCATCAATTTCAAATACTGGAACTTTAACATTGCCTACAAGTACAGATACTCTTGTTGGTCGGGCTACAACAGACACTCTTACAAACAAGTCTGTTTCTCTTGCT